TTGTTCGTTTGTTGCTTGTATGGATGGAACTTAATTTTTAATTACTTTTTCTGCTTAGGCCTAATAGCATTACAATATGCGTAATGAATTGGTAAAAGCAATTGGCGTATTCATCAGGTAAAGACGGTCAGTTATTTATTGACAACAGCGGAACAGCGGCGGCCCGCGTTAAATCATGGAGCCTTAACGCATCACAAGACACAATCGATACGACCTTTCTTGGAGACACTGACCGAACATTTAAGGAGGGAGTTCGTTCGTTCTCTGGAAATTGCGAAATAGCGTATTATAGTGATGCCAATGGAGAATCAGACGCAAAGACATTAATTAATAAAATATTTAAAGCAAGAACGACATCAACAGAGGGGGGCGTTGCAGCCGAGCAAGGTGAATCAACTTTAAAACTAGGTTTTAAAAACTATGTAGGCGCGTTGCAATACATCACCGTTAAGGTTTTATTCACTTCAATGTCAATTACTTGTTCAACAGGCGAGATATTTACAGCGTCGGGATCATTCACTGTTAATGGAGCACCTACAGAGGTGAATGTATAAATGCCCGTCTACACTGGTCAAACTGGATATATAGAATTACAAAGATCGTCTAATCATTTATTACGCGCATCTTTATCAGCTAGTTATGTCAATACAACTAGAAAGCGTTTTAGTGTTGCAAATTTGTTAGGCAGCATAATTACAGGCGACAAAGTAACAATTAAATCGGCTGATGGAACGACGGCTTTAGGTCTTGTTTCTGGACATACGGGAGCTGAATGGGTGGGTTATGTAGCGGTTGATGACATTGGTGGGTGTCGTTTATATGCCTCTTTCCCTCATGCAGTAGAGGGAGGAACGACCAACGCTTTAACGTTAACGGGGCCGCCAACTACTAAAGAAATTATCATTGAAGCACACGACGCAGCCTTTAGGCCCTTAGCTCGTGTTAGGGATTTTAATTTTACGACGACTAGAGAAACAATCAATATTGATACGCTAGGTGATGAATTTCAGCAAATGTATAAATCTGGACGCATACAAGGCCAAGGAGAAATTACAGCAGATTTCGAGCATCGATACGTAGCAAGTGATCCGGGTTTTACATATAATCAAGAGTTTTCAGTTTATTTAGCAAGATTGTTAATAAGGCTAAATCTTGGTTCTGAATTTAAAGGTCGTTTTTTTATATACAGAGAATCAGGCGGTTCAAGTAATAATTGTTGGTATGAAGCCGATGCGATTATCACAAATTGTGGAATTGATGTCTCACCGTCCCAGATTGTCTCAACTAATATTTCTTTCGTTACTTCTGGTCAGTTTGAAATGAGAGTTGGAGCAACACCGGGATACTTGTTGAAACAGGATACTGATTATATCTTGCAAGAGTCAGGCGATAAGATTTTCTTACAAGATGATGGCAGTTAATATTTCTAAGTATCCTTACTAAAGCTAATATGTAAGCAAAGGTTAAAAGAGTAAAATGGCTGACACCCAGATAACACAATTACCAGCGGAAACAGGGACGGTTGCAAGTACTGATGTTTTCCCTATGGTTAACGTAACCGCTGCAGAAACGCGCAAGATAACTACGGCCAATCTAGCAACAGCAATATTTTCAAATTTAAGTACAGGTGGATTAGCCGCCGCAAAAGTTGGCTCAGGGATTGATGGATCAAAATTAGTTGATGACTCAGTTAGCAACGCAAAGCTTGATAATTCATCTGTAAATTTCGGCGGTATTAGTGTTGCGTTGGGGGCGCAGGATTTAACCCCGGCTTTTAATTTAAGTGATGCGACTGATTACCCTGCCTCTGCATTAACAGGCACTATCTCAAATAGCCAACTTGCGGGATCAATAGCGGTTTCAAAGCTTGCTTCTAATTCTGTTAGTTTCGGCGGGATTTCTGTTGTTTTGGGAAATTCGGATGCGACACCCGCCTTTGATTTAACTGATGCTACTAATTACCCTGCATCTTCTTTATCAGGTCAAATTACAAATGCCCAGTTAGCGGGATCCATAGCAAATGCAAAATTAGCTAATTCATCTGTTTCTTTTGGTGGTATTAGCGTTGCTTTAGGCTCTAGTGATGCAACGCCGGCCTTCGACCTTCAAGACAGTACAGGATATAAAGCGACAAATTTAGTAGGCACAATAACTAATGCCCAGCTTGCAGGAAGTATTGACGCATCGAAATTAGTAGCAAATAGTTTAACGACTGATCAACTTGGCCCGAATTGCGTAGGGTCATCTGAGTTGGCAAACAACGCCGTAGATAGTGGGGCGGTAGCAAGTGGAGCAATAACAAATGACAAGATCGAGACAAGTAGCAGTAGTACAACAGGCATAGACGGTAGTACAAAGTTAAGGGCCGGTAGTGTGCCTGCAAGCAAGCTAGATGCATCAACAATTGGTAATGGTCTAGCTATCAATAGCAACGTTCTTTCAATTAATAATACGATTACAGGCGCTACAAGCCTCGGATTGACGTTCTCAAATCAGGGAATTTGCACAGGAATAGCAGCATTACAAGCAAGTGATTTATCAGGCGTCTTAGCTACTGCCTCGGCGGTTGGTGTTGTTAAGGTTCCAAGCTCAGGCGGTTTGTCGGTTTCGGGTTCAGGTGATCTTTCACTCGCTTCTACAGTTACAGCCCATACAACTCGCGGAATCGCTGTTAATGCGTTCGGGCAAGTCACTTCTATTAGTGCCAATGTTCCGAGTGCGAATTTACCTGTAGCAAGTACAACAGCAGTTGGCGGCATCAAAGTTCCTAGTACGTCATCACCTTTAACTGTCGATTCAGCAGGTATTCTTACGATTGGCGTTAGCGGAGTTACAGCCGGAACCGGGTTCACTAAGTTCAACGTAAACGACAAAGGTTTAGTCACATCAGCCGGAGCAATTACCGCCGCCGAGATACCAAACATTAGCGCCGCCTTGCTAACAAGTGGAACGTTAGACATTTCTCGAATTGCGAATAACGCTATAGGAGGTGGGCTGCTTTCTGATGCAAGTACAACGTTATTTGGTGGCCCCGGATCAACTAGCAATATCGTTACATTCCCCTCGGCATCCTTTAAAGGACAACGGTTCTGGGATGAATATCATGGTGATGAATATATATGGACAGGCTCTTCTTGGCAGGCTGTAACGATTACGGGAGGGGAATTAATTTACGGAGGTACATACAACGCAGCGTCAGGGCAGAATAAGGTTGCATCAGTAACAACAGCAGGCGCAGCCGCCGGACTACAGGCAGGCAGTGGACTCCCAACCCCTAGTGCTACGAATATACGTGTTTATGTTGTTGTTTCAGATAGTGGAACAGGTACAGGGAACGCCCCGAATGTAGCTTTAGCACCGCCTGACATGTTGGTGAGTAACGGTACTAATGCATGGGATTTAGTCGATGTATCAAATGCTATAGCGGGTCAAACTGCGTCAAATATTTCATTCACCCCTTACGGAAACCTGTCTTCGAATAACGCTCAGGCAGCAATTCAAGAATTAGATGATGAGAAGTTAGGCAAAATTGGATTGAATACAATTACGGGTACATTAGAAATAGGTAATACGGGCGTATTTAGATTTGAAGGTTCAACGGTTAATGATTATGAAATACAACTTACATCTGCAGACCCTTTAACGGCTGATCGTGTCCTTACTTTGCCAGATAACACAGGAACTTTAGTTTCAACTGGATCAAGTGGGGTTGTTACCTCGGCAATGATCACTGACGCAACGATTGTTAATGCTGACATAAGTGCAACAGCAGCAATCGCACTGTCAAAACTTGCAGCGGTTTCAGCAGGTCAAATTTTAGTTGGAGCAAGTGGAACAGGAGCAATAACAGCGGTAACACCTACAGGAGATATAGCCATTACCTCAGCGGGTGCGTTTTCATATGTGGCAGGTTCAATTGTTAACGCTGATATAAACGCATCAGCAGGCATAAGCGCTTCAAAAATCGACGCAGCAAGTACAAGTCAGGCGGGCTGTGTTCAGTTATCAAGCTCGACTACTTCAACATCAGCAACTAAAGCGGCTACCCCGGCTGCAATTAAAATCTGCAAAGACGCGGCTGACAGCGCTCAAAATACAGCTAATGCTGCCCTTGCTACTACGGGCGGTGTTTTAACAGGGCATTTAACTCTAGACGATGAAAAAGAATTGAGATTTAGAGAGGAAGACGCCGGGGGTGATCACTATATAGCTCTTAAAGCACCTGCGACAATTGCATCTGATATAACTTTGACTCTGCCGAGTGCAGCGCCAGCGGCTAATCAAATATTAAAAGCTAATTCAAGTACTCCTACTACTCTCGAATGGGCGGCTGATACTTCTGCAACTGCACTTCAATTAGCAGGCGGCACAATGGCGGGCGCGATAAATATGGGAGCTAATGACATTACGAACGGTGGAACAATCACAGGGACATTTGTTGGAAACGTCACCGGTAATATTTCGGGTACATCTGGAGGGTTTACGGCTGGTAATGCTTCAAACTTAAACTCTGGATATGTAGCGGCTTCAATACTTGGATCGGGAAGTTCTGTTACTACCAAGTTCCTAAGAGGAGACAATACTTGGCAGACAATTTCAGCCACACCAGAAGGAACAGCAATATTATCCACAGGTGAATCAGGCGGTACGAAGTTTCTAAGAGAAGATGGAGATGGAACGTGTTCATGGCAGACTGTTACATCAAGTCTTCCCTCTGGCGGAACATTTACAACAGATGTCACTTTCACTGGAACAAGCAGTAAGGATTGTGTTTGGGACGTATCAGATAGTGCTCTTGAATTTGCACAAGCAGCACAGATAAAACTTGGAGGTCACTCTTTCCAAGAAAACTCTTATGGCTACCTAGTTCTTGATAATCACAGTACTGGTAATGGTGGATATTTTAAATTTAGTAATCAAATTAATATAAATTCAAACATTACAAAGTTTGAGAATTACGCAGGAAACTCAGATTATGCAAGATTCTCAAGTACAAATCTAAAATTTTATGCTTCAGGGACAGAAAAACTACAAGTACACTATAACGGGATAACAGTAACAGGATCATGTACGGCGACCAGCTATGTTACTTCTTCCGATCAACGAGATAAAACAGATGTCACAAACTTTACTCATGGATTAGATTGGATTAACAAGTTAAATCCTATTACTTATAGATGGGATAAAAGAACTTGGTATTATGAATATAACGAAGATGGTACGGTTAAAACCGAAGGAACACCAGATGGATCAAAGAAAGAGTCAGCAAAACAGTTAGGTTTCTTAGCTCAAGATTTTCTAGCAATAGAACAAGCTGATGGATTTGCTAATGATAAAGATGACATGCTTGTCGTTAATCAAGATGACGAGGGTAACTATGGAATTAAATATCAGCATTTAATGCCTGTTTTAGTTAATGCCATTAAAGAACTATCAGAAAAAGTAAAAACCCTAGAAGCTAAACTTGCTTAGTATTGGCCGAACATGTCAGGCGTAAATTCAATACCTTTACATAGTAAGAGTTGACCCTATACTAAGACGTAGTTAATACAAACAAATGGCTGACCGTAATCAACTAGCAAACGAGAAAAAGGCTTTATTAGATGAGGCGAAAACGATTGAAACTAATGCTAATGCTCAAATAGAAGCAATTCAAAAGGAAGCACAAGAACAGTTAAAGCCTAAGAGTGAAAGAATCGTTGCAATTAATCAGGAATTATTAGCGTCTATTGATGAAGAAGCAGGGATAGTAAATGATTAGGATTTTAACGCTTGTAAATACAGGGGTGTTAATCGGTCTTATTGGTGGCGGGGCTTTTGTTTACTTTCAGCGTGGCAAAATTACAGATTCCATAATGAGCGAAGTGCAAAAGCAATTACCTTCCCTTGTTAAAGGAGCAATGCCAAAGATAAGCGTTCCATCATCAACTGGTAATGTCTTACCGTTCTGAGTTCCCATATTTAAACGCCCTGTTAGGTCTTGGCTTGATAGGTCAATCGTTTTTTTCTATGTCCTTGTTATCAAGGGCCAATAATGGAATACCTGATTTAGCCCGATTAGCGACGACAGAGAACAGTGCATCACAAATGCGTTATACGAAAGATGGTGAAAAATTAGATTTAACAATCACGCATAACATGCACCAACCTAAGACAGTGTTGTTTTCTAGTGAAAAATCAAAATGGAACGGAAAGACTGATTTAACAAGAAAAGAATATATTGCCCATCACCCTGTAGATAATGCAAAATTAACATCTGCTTACTTGCAGTGCATCAAAAATAAAGGGTCAGCGGAATCACAAGGGGAGATAGTTGGTGGCGCGTTAATTTCTTCTACGCCTGCGTCTGGTTTCCTTTCTGGTTTGCCCGTAGTGGGTTGGTTAGCTAATTCAGTAGCACAAAGGAAAGCTTCACAGATCGGGAAAGATATAGCATCCGATTTTGTTGATTGTTAGTGGAAATTAAAGAGATAGGAATAAATCAACCTCGTATTCCTGATATAGCTGTTTTGCCAATTAGAAATAATATTCCTTCAGTTGAACGATTAACTTTTAATTTCCCAAAGCCAATTATTGATCTTCCTTGTGTAGAAGCTAGGGAAGATTTCGCAACACAAGAAGTTTTTAATTTTGATAAAGGAAGTTATTCAAGCTTTTGTGATTTTAAATTTGGATCTTTTAACCCTCCGATCTTGACCCCTTCAGTTGTAAATGAATTATCTGATGAACAAAAAGAGAAACTAAATGAAGATTTAAAAAAGCAATTTGAAGAACAGGCAAGAGAAAATATTAAAGCTATGAGTAATGAATTATCAGAAATGACAGAAAAAGAATCTAAATCTAAATCTGAAACAGTAAAAAAAGATAGTAAAAAAGATCAAAAAACTAATGTGCCAAAGAATCTTAATCTTGATGCAATCAACAAAAGAGAATTAGAATTAGCATTGAATGTCCCTTTAGATTGTCCTCCTATTGATGCCTTACCTATTGGAGCATTAGGGCCACAACAAACTAAAAGAGTAAAAGCCTATGTAAGAGATATTGAAGGCGAATGTCAGACAGTTTGGCAGAATATAAGCATCGGAGAATTAGCCCAGAATTTCACGCCCCCAGGTTCTCAGGTTCTTTCTGTAGCTGCAACAACTTTTGTCTCTGCAACTGTGGTTTTAGCTGCTAAGCCAGCAAGTTCAATCCTTCTTAAAATAGTAAAACCAGTTACTAAAAAAATCGCAAAAAAAATATTTAAGCTGATAGGAAAAAAGGAAAAAGTACAAAGTTATAATGAAAGAAAACTAGCTCAAAGAGATAAGAATAGAGCAATTATGGCTTTACGTCGTTCTCTAAAGGGGTAATACTATGCTGGTGTTGAGGGAGACTATTAGGAGGCAAACCTAAAGAAACATCTGAACATATAGCGGCAAACTTACCTGTAATAATTACACCTTCTGCAAGTAAACTTTTACAATGTTTTATTCTGCCTAATTCATAACTAATTCTTTGATCTGCAATTCTATTTTCCCAAAATTGCACTTGTTTTGCTGCCAGTTTTCTACAAAGCTTTTGAGCACGTCTATCTAATGGAATATTCCATGAAAGGCTTATGCCTGGTGTAATTGCGAATGAATCCTTTTGTCCTGTTGCTGCATATCTTTCACCAATTAATTGAGATGGATTATCTGGATCTCCATCCTCGTTTGCGTCTATGTTAGAAAATAAATATTGAGGACTTGTTTCTCTATATGGTCTTGTAAAACTCATATTAGTTGAGATATAGGGTTGAATTGCAAACGTTTCACCCTGACAAACAATCCCGTTGCCATATTGATTTTGAAACTGACGAGTGGGCATATTCATTACCCCAATGTTTGAAATACTTCCAGAGACATTAGAGGTGGGAGCTGATGTTGAACTATAGTTATCTGCTGAAACTGGGGTGCATATTAAAGCAAAAAGTAGAGGTGTAAATTTATAGTTCACTGACTAAATGTGCTAATACTTGTACTAATAGATGTTGTCGTTGTTGTGCGGTCTAGTTCTAAAACAGAGGTTAATCCCGGCTGACTAATTGTTTCCATATATTGCATATTTGCCCCGGGGATTGTTTGCTTAAATAATGGTTTATTTGCCAGATCTATTCCTGTCCATGTACTTGTTACATTGTTAATAGTGTTTTCACTGATTGTTTTATATGTAGGACTAATTATTTGATCTGCTGAAACTGGTTCAATATTCAAGCCTGACACGCTCCAAGTACTACCAGTTGAATAAGAATATACTTTTTGAATTTCCCTCACTGTCTGGGTGCTTTCGGTGGTCACATTAGATTGACCTTGTACAAAATTACTTATTACTGGTACTGCCTTTACAGGGTTAGAAAGTAAAAGTAAAAGCAGTATTTTTTTCACTACCAATCGCCCACGGTTAGCTCAGTTGAAATAGAAGCAATCGCACTTGTGCCCGCCCCTCCAGCGGTGACGGCGGCGGTTGTTCCTGTCACTGATCCAGCTAGTGACCCTTTTACGCCTCCAGATTGAGAGATGACATTGGTAAAGGCTGGAAGATCTACAAGCAAGCCATCACTAGAGACATCTACACCAGCATTAACCGCATTAACACTATCTCCAAGGGTAAAGCTAATTGCGACAGAAGTAGGCTGGCCTGCTGTGGTTTGAGCAATAGTTGGAGCTGATAGCGTTGCGCTTGTGGCATTGTTTCCAAGTGTCAGCCCTCCTAATGATGATGCTGTGACACCATTTGTAGTAAGGCTATAAGAACTAGCGCCACGAGTGGAATTTGTTAGAGCGTTGTCAACTGTCAATTGAACGCTGTTTACTGTTTTCATCCTTAAGCCATTAGCACCGACAGGGGTGGCAGCGGCTAGGAGCAAAGCGAAGGGGATTAGTAGTCGTTTCATGTAAGTTTGCCTGATTGTGGGTCTATCTCTTTACCAGAGATCGGGTCAATTTTT